AGGTCCTTGTTGCTGTAAACCTTCTCTGCCAGCGTAATTAGGCGCCGGTCCTCTGTAACCCCCTGAAAGATCATTGCAATGATGTCGGGGGATTTACTGGAATAGGATGTATCCAGTCCGGCCGTGAACTTCTTAAACTTGATTTTCCCCTCTTTAACCTGCTGCTTCACCCACGTTGCTGTGACCACATGCTTCTTCCGGTCAAAATTCGGGAAGATCAGACCGGTTGCTTTCCCGCGCAGGCCTTCAATTTTGTTCTTCCAGATCTTAGTGCCCTTTGGCGTGTTGGTCATGATCTGATCCAGTTTCTCTGCCGGCAATCCCAAATTATGAACAAAAGAAAAGAACCAATGTACCCAGCCGGGTTTTGGTTCTTCTTTCAGTTCCTCTAATATCTCTTTGGGGGTCTCGTTCTCCCATTCTGGGAGCGGCCTGCTGCAATTAATGTATTGCTTGTATACATCCAGGCTGGGATCGTCCGGGTTGAGCGTAGCTATGAGGTAATCGCACCGCATGGCAGCCTCACGGACAAAGTCAATATCAGCGGTGTTGATCTCGTCAATGTACAGGCATCCGTACTGGCCGCCCAGGGCCTTCTGCCACTTTTTCTTATCTCCGTATCCCATGACATACACAACTTTGTCTCCTTGGGATGTATGGAACAAAATATGCGGGATCTTTTCGTCCTTGGTTCCGTTACCGTTATACTCCACCAGAATCCCAAAATCATCTATGATGCCTAGATCCTTGTTGATAATGTTCTTTTCGGCGGTACCAGTATCCTTGGCAGCCAGAATATGCAGCTTCTTCGGACTTTCTGCTACCTTCAGCATGAATTTGAACAAGCCAACTGTGGTCTTGCCTGCTGCCGTGGTGCCTTCCAAGAACTCTACCGGCGCATTGCACCGAAGAAAAGCTTTGTATTTTTCTGACAGCAGCAATCTTTCACTGCTCATTATCCACCACCGCGCATCTGGTCAATAAGGTCATCCAGCTTCGTTTTCTCGGTCTCCAACACACCAGACAGTTCCACTTTGTCTTTGAACATCCCAAGATGACGTCCTAATAATTCCAGCGCCCTGACCTTATCAGACATCCTTACTTCACGCTCTATCATTTCTCCGGTTTCTGAAATGGATTTTTTTACCTTTACCGATTGCACTGCTGCCAGATCTTCCTCCGTCGCATCTTCTCTAATCGTAGCATCCTTCGCATCAATTACCTGTCCTGGATTGACCAGTGCAATCTTGGCCAGCTCCAGCACTACTCTATCTGCGTTTACGCCGGTCCTTCTCGACCTCTCGGCCATGGCTTTTGCAATCGCATTTGCGATTTCAGGTTTTTTCAGGTTTTCCTGTCCAATCGAATACGCTGTCTCCGGCGAATATCCGGCGCGAATAGCAGCCTGAGTGGCATTTAAGTCAATCAGGTATTCTTCTACAAATCGTTTCTGTTTTCTAGTCACTCGGGCTCACCTCACCTTCCAATCTGGCTGTTTTTTCGTATAAGAAAGGCAGCCCTTATGGACTGCCTATACTTGTCTGTTCTTCGGTTCCACCGCTTCAGACCGGATGTTGTGTGTCTGGTTCTGATTCTCTGGCTTCACCTTTCGAGTTATGCTGTTGAACTTTTCCTGATTCTTTTTCTGCTGCAGCTTCTCCTGCTCTTTCTTGTCCATGTGATCACCTCTGAGATAGTGTTGGTAAGGGAAGCGGGAAATATGCAGAAAACTCTTCAAAATTTCTAATCGAAAATTAAAATGGCATCATATTATCCAGTTCTACCTCTCGTTCTTCATTAGAGTCCATATTCCTTGTGACATATGGATACATTTTTATGAGCAAATCTTTGTATGCCTTAAAGGCGGTCTCATTTTCAAAGCCTTCTCCACAGTTCATACTATTCATGACACTCATTATATGCTTTAAATATAAATACGGATTGGTAAATGTGCTCAAGTCTTTCCAGCCGCTAAGTTCATTTTCCTTTACTGAATACTCTATTTTTTGATCACACATTCCTTTACAACAAGGACAAACAGAAATTATTTTTCCGGTACTGGTATTTTGGATTATGTTGACCATTGACGCATCAACATCGCCCATCAAATTCTTCCCGCAAACACAACACCGAATATCCTCAGAATCATCAAAAACATTTGATTTTCTCATAAAATCGCCTCCAAGCATTTTTCTTTTAATATACACCAAAATATAACAAAAATCTTTCCAAAAAATCCTTTTAAATTTCAGCACTTTTTGCCTGTCAAAAATAGAGAAATTGATCGTTAGCGAAGAAGACACCCTCTTTGCAGTGAGTGCTTTCAATGGAGTTTTAAAAATGGGTATCTTGTAAAATTGCGGGGGCAGGACTCGGACCTGCGACCTCCAGATCATGACTCTGGTGAGCTTCCAGCTGCTCCACCCCGCTGTGATGCTCCTGGCGTATTCAGGAGCAAGCTGCAGTCTTCGCATTCGCCGGCGTACTGCAGGAACCGATTCCGCATCCAGGCTGTAACACTTGGATACGGATCATAAGGAGATTTCCAACGGAAAATCAAGTGACCAACACCGTCAGCCCTTCGCCTTCGGAGTCAATTCTATTGTAAAACGGCATTTCCGGCAAAAACGGCCTTTTTTATCTAATTTTGCATTTTTCAAGATATTTGTCCCTAATGTGGCGCCGCACATAGTCTTCTCTGCCTCCATATCCCGTCTTATCTGCGATCTTTACCCAGCTCTGGCCCTCTATGTACCGCATCCGGAAGACGCAGCGTGTCTGTCCTTCCTGAATGCCGTTGATCCACTGCTCTACTGCTTCCACCTGTGCCTTCCTGCGTTCCAGAACCTTCTGCCGGTGCTCAAACAGCGGCCAATCGAAACCCACCACGCTCTGGGGCTGGGGGTAGCCTGACCGATAATCGAATATGGTGCTGTTCCCGATTCCGGCATCTGAGGTCTGCATCTCATCCAGCTCCTGCTGAAGGAAAGGTATCTCCCTCTTGTATTTCTTGTAATTGTTCAGGAGCTTTTTTGTGATCCGTATATCTATTGCTGTCACCCCCTATTTGCTTAACAGTCTTTCAGTTTGTCTGGCGATCGTATGCTCATTGATATGCTCACAGCACCGCCCACATGGACAAGTAACAACATAGTCGCCAGAATACAAACTTTCAGTTTAGCGTTCTTGCCGTCTGTTCCACTCTTCCTTTACTTTTTCAACGTTTCTTCCGGTTGGATAGCTCTCAGCCGGAACAGGACAATCCGGGTTGTTGCACTTTACCATGAACATCATTCCTCCGCTTGACCAGCGCTCAATTACTATATTGCTCCCGCCACAGTACCGACATGGTTTTAGTTTATTTTTTGCCATGATTTTCCCCTAACTCTTAATTTTTCTACTCAACCTCAAACCGAAGTTTCATCTGTGCTGGACACAAATCCACTTCTGGACGTCGCACTCCTGTCCAGCGCTTCCCACCAGCTTCTCCAACACATTTCCAGCCTGCTGCCTTTAAACTTGTCCCTGTTTCTGTATCCAGAATGTATGTAATCAGTTTCTTATATCCCATGTTGCGCGCTGCTCTCCATGCTGCTGCATACAGAAAACTGCAAGCATTCCGGGTTCCGTCCGTACAGAGCCGATTTACTTTCAATGTCCAGCCGTCATCCAAATACCGGCTAACAGGGCGACCCACAATGGCAACACCAACAATTCCCCCGTTAACTGCTGCCGCCACGAAAAACTTATGGCCAACAACCGGCTTATGATGCCGGTGATTCCGTTCCACAAAAGCATTTGCTTCTTTCAAACTGATCGGCACCAATTCCAGCATTTTCATCATCTCCTAAATCTTAAATTTGTTGTCTATCCGTTACTCCTGTGCTATACTGCTCGTATGGGGCATTAGCGCAGTTGGGAGCGCGCCACACCGGCAGTGTGGAGGTCACGGGTTCAAGTCCCGTATGCTCCATTTTTTTATCCTCTGATACTGGTTCACTTCTTAACCCTCACATTCTTATCATTCTTCCGGATCCCCAATTCAAGCCCGCAATCTTCACGCAGCACTCCGATCTGGTCCTCCCAGGTACAGTAATCATCCGACAGGCACTCCGCCTGAAAGTTGAATTCCCGGATGAACCGGTCAAGCCGTATCGGGCCATATCCGAATTTGCAGTGCAGCGTATACGCCACCAGAATTGTAAAGGTATCCACCACCTGCGCTTTGATGTTCTGGATGCATTCATCCATAGCTGATCGGCTGACTGCACAGGGAAGGCCGGTGATGTTCCGCATCTTCAGATCCGCTTCCAATCCTTCAACACCCTTTTCCTTCGCAATGCGTAAGGCCTGAGCCATTCCCTCCAGCCGGGCCTGCTCCTCTTTATTTCTTGCCATGGTTAACTACTGCCTTTCTGTACTACTTTCAGGAATTCTACCAACTCGGTCTCATTGTTCGGATACCTGTTATACCGTTCATTTCTCTGCCATTTCCCAATTCCAGAGCTTGTATGCTTTGATGGTTCCGGACCTCCAACAAGATGCAGATATGAAGTTGTATATTCTCCTGCATATGGGCTGGCACAATCATATTCTTCAGCAATCAGTGTCGCCCCATTCTCAAACTCATATTTGTAATATCGAGCACCTATATGAGTATCTTCATACCACAATCCCCAATTTTTATAATTT